CAGAAAGTAGAACAACAATTAAATCATGGATTGAAAGGATTGTCGGAAGTGGGGTATCTGTCTATTGTGACTTCGTTCCAGACCATGACCGTAATCAATCTGTTGTATGCTTCAATCTGCAAGATGTGGAACTTACAAGAACTTTAGATATGAGTTCTACGCTGTTTTGGGCAACGGTTAAAATTATAATCAGTTCCAGAGATAGAGCCGATGCCGATGCGGTGGTAGATAGTCTGCTAGACCAAAGTTTTGATGATGATGATACATCAGGGATAAAAAATATTTTTTTTGAATCGTTGCATGATTTAGATTTTGATCCAGATGTGGACTATTTTTATAGTTCCGTACTGACACTCAAATTAAATATTGATGTTATTGAATAAAATTTTTGTAAAAAATATTTTTTAAATTAATTTTTTGGGAATAAAAAATGGCTCTAAAAGACGAATGGCAGATTGATATAGACCTATCATGTATTGAGAGGTACATCACAGATTTAGCCAAGACAGAGCCAAAATTAAGAAAAAAAATAGTTAGAAGTTCGCTAAAACGTGGAAATAAATTGCTCCAAAATGCTGAAAAAACTGCACTCGGTGACGCATTACAGGCGAAAGGCAAGCTGAATAAATGGGGTATTCCACATAGCGGATTTTTGAAGAAAGGTTTGAAAGGCCGTGTAAGTTTTAAGAATAACAATATAAAATTGATTGTCGGAGTGAAAAATATGGATAAAGAGCGCATAAGTTTTCACAATGGCAGAAAGCATTTGATCAAGGCTCCGACCTATGCCGGAATATGGTTAAATTTTGGAACTCAATCACATAGCATAGCTAATAAGTCTAGCATGAGGCAGATTTTGAAGAATAGACAGAAAGTATCAGGAGACAGCTATGTTAATGGAATCCCCGGTAATGATTGGGTTATGAGTTCCTTTAACCGTGTTAAAAATCAGTTGTTCAAAGCAATAGCAGAGGACCTCGAAACAAATTATAATGAAACAGTGAAAAGTAAATATTGACGTTAATATCTATAGGAGATAAAAAAATGGCTGTTACACCAATTTTTTCATATACACCGCAGAACGCTACTTTAATCGCCGGAATGCTTGTAGGCTATTCCACTGCAACAGCAGATCCGGACTCAAACTCCGGTACATGGTCACCGTGGAACGGTATCACTGAGATTGGCGATATTGGCAATTCCGGTGCATTTGTAGAGCAGACAACACTTGCTGATACCACAAAACGCTACATGGCCGGAATGAAAGATACTGCTGAAATGGAAGTAACCTACTACAAGTATGCCGGAGATACAAACCAGGCGGCACTGAAAACAGCAGCAGAGGCCGGATCAAATATCTGGGTTAAAGTACAGTGGAAGAACGGTGACACCGCCAAATTCCAAGCCGCAATTTCCGGTTATGCCCTTGTAGGTGGTAGCAACGAAGATGGAGTGAAAGCTAAAATCTCTATGCGTATCAATGGGGATGTAACTTTCACTGACGCATCATAAAAACACACGGAGAGAAAAAATGTATGCTGAGTTGATTAATAATTACAGAGCCACAAATAAACTTAAAATTGTGGAAGTGAACGCAAAAGATTTTTCTGAAATCGACACAAAAATTTTTTTGAGGGAGTTGAATGCCGGAGAAAAAATGCATTTATATTTCATTTTTGAGAATGATTTAAAAAATGCGTCAGAGGATGAAAAATTGTTATTTGCGTTAAATATGGCACTGTGTGACAGTGAGGGAAATAGGACAGAAAAAGACGAGAATTACAGTTTATTGTGTGATTTACCTAATGATTTACTGCAAAAGCTGTTAGAAGAAAACACCAAACTTTTAACCATGTCTGAATCTGAAAAAAAAATTTCCGCTGTCGATACGGTAGGCTAATTGCACGAGTAGCAAGGGAAATCGGGGTTCCTATAACTGTATTGCTAGAATTTCCGGCCAAAGAGATTGATATATGGTTGGAAATTCTACAAGCTGAAAGTGAGGAAGAAAAAAATATAAATTCAGAAAAAAACACGACTGCCGATGATGTGAGAAATTTTTTTAGGGGAAAAATAAAAAATGGCAAAAACGGTTAATTACGCTGGAACAGTTCTCGGTTTAAATACTGAAAAATATACCAAGTCGCTCAATACTCTAAAAACTCAATCTGCAAGTTGTGCAAACTCCATAAAAAATTCTTTTAAAGGTATGGCCGCCGGATTGACGGGGGCCTTTTCTGCCGTTGCAAGTTTCAATAAAATTGTAAATTCACTGAAAGACTATGAAAGCAAAGTGTCTAGTTTATCAGCGATTACAGGAAATATTGAAGATGCAAAAATCTTATTCAATGACCTAAATAATTTAAGTCGAAAAATTCCACAACAGTTCGATGATATAACAGCGGCGGCTGTAAATTTGAATAAGAGCGGTATTGTTCCGACAGAAGAAAACATAAAAGCGTTGTCAGCGATTGCTGTAGGAACTAATAACACTCTAGCTGGCGTGTCGCAAGTCGTTACAAGTGCAGCACTCGGTCAAGTGAAAGCCTTAAAACAGCTTGGTATTGTGGCAAAAGCTACCGGTGATCAAATTGAAGTTTCATATAAGGGTCAACAGACTGTTATAGATAATACTTCAGAATCCATAATGAAGTATATCAATGACATTTCCAAAAATAACTTTGCAGAAACTTTAAACTTCCAGATGCGTGGAATGACCGGAGCCACAAAGAACCTATCTGATGCATGGTCTGATATGTGGACTGCAATAGCAACCGGAGATGTAGGTAGAGAGATTGCAGACAGTATCTATACAGCATCAAGAGCATTAGACAGCTTTACAGCATGGCTGAAATCTGCGGAAGTTCAACAAGCGTTAGGTGGAATTGTGCGAGCCTTTAAAGGTGCATTTTCCACAATAGCAAACGGCCTATCAAATTTATGGCAACCGTTTTCTGATTTTTTCTCAAATTTATCTGATGCCGGAGAAAAAACTTGTAAAGCTGAAATCGGATATTTTGAGGGGTGGTTTGATTTTGTCAGATTAGGTCTTGGAGATATTACAGCACAGTTAGACACATGGTATAAACAGTTACAAGCATACGCTGAAAGGGCCGGATCTATCATAGCGCAAACTGTTCACGGCACTACATACGAGGTTATGAATCGTGCCGATTTGAGCATTAAGATGCTGGCTAAAATTAAAGAATTGGGACTAGAAAATACTGCGCTGGTAAAGAGAAGCGGTAAAGTTGACCTTTCAGCTATTCTGCAACTGCCAAAGGGCCATCCACTTTTAGACTATTACATGACTGAAAGAAAGCGTGTAACAGATGCAAACAAGCAGATGAAAGATGCTGAACTTGCATCGGAAGATGCTTTTCAGAAACAGTTAGCAGATATTGAAAAAAAGAATGATGCTGAACGCAAAAAAGCATACGATGATTTGATTCAGACTAGAATAAATTTACAAAATTCTTTAAAAACAAAATCTTTAAATTATGACGATATTTTCAAAATGTCGGGAGCCGGCACTTCTGGAAGTACCGCCGCAAGTTCTGCCGCAAGAAAGCTGGCAGAAGAAACAGACAAAGCAAGAAAGGCCTATGAGAATTTAAACGCTGAAATTCAGCGGATGAAGTTCAATTCTTTAGATGCGATTGAGCAAGAGAACAGCACATACGCTGATAGAATGACTGTACTCAAAACAGCACTCGAGCAGAACGCAATTACACAAGAGCAGTATAGGACCACAGAGCAAGAACTCACACAACTGCACTTGGATAAACTGTCAGAGTTATACAATGAACACTATGAGCGTGAAGCAGAGAAACGTAATCAGGCCCTCCAGGAGATGAAGCAACGTGAGGAAGATTGGAACTCTAACTCCACGGTGCTTGATCAGTTTTCTGAAAAAATCGCAAAGTACAATTTGAATTGGGCGAATTTAATCAGCGGTGATTTTTCAAAAGCGAAACTTACAGGCACACAGATTGTTGGTGTTTACTCGCAGGCAGGTAAAGCAATCAGCGATTATTTCGGTAGCGTAGCGCAAGGTTTTGAAAAGAACTCCGGTATATACAAGGGTCTTTTTGCTCTACAGAAAGGTTTTGCTGTTGCAAGTTCTATGATTTCAATGTATCAAGGTGCCATGAACGCTATGGCTGCACCATATCCGGCAAATTTACTTGCATGGGCGCAAGTAATTGGGCAAGGTCTACAGATCATCGGTCAGTTGAAATCCATCAATTACACCGGAGCATACGACAAAGGCGGTTATATCCCTGGCGGTGCGGTTGGTCTCGTTGGTGAAATCGGACCGGAATTAATACGAGGTCCGGCAACAGTAACAGGCAGAAAAGATACTGAAGAATTGATGAAAAATAACGGAAGCAATGTTACAGTAAACTTAATAGAAGACAGTTCAAGAGCCGGACAAGTTCAGCAGAGAACGGACAATGACCAGCAGACAATCATTGATGTTATTGTTGCAAACATACGCAATGGCGGTGAGGTAGCAAACGCTATGAGTGGTACTTACGGACTAGCTAGACAAGGATATTAAAATGGAATTTTACCCAAACTCATTACCAAAGTTTTTACAAAGTTCTTATAGTCTTAAACGCTCACCGTCGGTCATAAGAACCACCATGACGAACGGAACTGTCAGACAGCGTTTGCTATCAGTTGACGCACCGCATACACTGTCAGTTAACCTACAGTTCAATAACATCACTGATTATCAGACGTGGCTAAACTTTTACGAAAACTCAATCAACCATGGTTGCGACTGGTTTATTGCACCTATATTAAATGACCGATTAGAAACTACAGATCCGATAATTGCCCGAAAAGTGCGGATTCAAAACGGGCAGATTACAGAGTCTTTGAATTTTCGTAATAACATAGGCGCATGTTATAAAATCAGCATGACTTTAGACGTTGATAATGTAGAGTTCGATCAAGCATGGAGTGAATACTATGCCTAGAGTATTGTTCGATATTGATTTTTCAAATCAGAGTTTTAATAACAGCGCAGACGAGTCAGACTGGATATTGTCTCCGGCAAATACTTTAATTGTTCCGGAGACTGCAACTTATACAGCGCGTGATACAAATGTTTATGTACTGAATTGTAATAAGATATACGGTAATTCGGGAACAATCGGTAATCTTTGTTTTGTTTCCCGTAAATCACGGGTAATTAAAGAGTACGAATTAGAGATTGAATTTGTTAACCGCAATCAAGCAAAAGCAATAACCATCAATAGCACTGTTACTTTTAATGAGCGTGAACTGGTTGTAGATGGTACACGTCACACAATAGGAAGTTATTTCTATAGCAATGACTATCACAAATACAAACTCAGACGCGAGGGAACTAACCTTTACTGCTATATAGACAATAATCTTGTTTACACTTACGACGATACGGCCGAAAAATGTTTGTTGCAAGGTAAATTGAATTTTGTAGGATTGATAAGTTCAAGTTATATAAGCAGTTTTGTTGCTCAGTATGTCAAAGCTACAGAATTAACCGTTACACCATACATAACAGCAAGTTCAGACCAAATCACAGCCGGAGACTCCGTTCAATTAACGGTTAACGGTTCCGCTGTTTCCTATTTATGGTCAAACGGAGAAACCACAGCAAGCATCATAGTTGAACCTACTGCAACTACAATCTACACTTGCGATGTTACAACCGCTGACGATCAAATCACACTCTCAAAAACAATTCGTGTAAGTGCAAGTGTTGTATATGGAACACGGGGCGCAGTTGATGATGATACCCTATTCCTTATAAACTTTGCAGACGGTAAATTGAATGTATTAAAAGGCACTCTGATTAACGCAAACTGCATTGATGATCCGTACTATACCGAGCATTTAGAGGTTGATGGTGTATCGGTTGTAAACGGTATGCCATGGAATGACTCAAATAAAACCCTTTATACGCGAGTCTATCCACCATTTTTTGATAACTCATTTTGGCACAATGCAACTCTGCCGTTGGATTTAACGTTTGAATGGACTTTGTACACACCGGAAGCAAACGCTAATGGTTGCTACTGGGAACGGTTCCCGTTGTATTTAGGAATAAGAAATACATCAAATGGTATGCCACAAAAAAACGGAAGTATCAATTATGGTACGGTTAACATAAGCGGTTATCATGCTACTGACGCACCAAAGTCGGACGGTTCGCAGATGATGTGGATATTGAGCAGAAGCAATAGCGATTGTAATGTAATCTATCAAGCAAAAGAGAGGTTACCATGGCTTGCTTCAATGATTATCGGTAACGGTTGGAGTGCCCAAGGTTGGCACCATATAGCAATGGAGTTAACGTTCTATGAGTGGAATAGCAAGGTATGCTCAGACGTTGTTATGTACATTGACGGTGAGCAGATCAAAACATGGCACCAAGAATGGACTACAAACAATTTTTCAAACCGTTTTTCGTTTAATGAAGAGTGGTTTACTTTTATGACCGAGAGTAGAACATCAAGCGTTCACCATAACTGGTATATGTCCGAAATGTGTATCACTAAGGGCAGAAAATACAACGGAACTTTTGAACTACCTAGCAATTTTTATAAAAATTACATCACACTTGCAAATGACGTACTGCCGGAGAAAAACCCCGAACCGAATTTTATGGAACTTGCTATAGTCAATGCACAGGGCACAGATGCACCCGTTATGGCTATTAAAATTGATTGTGAGAGTTTAAGTAAACCTATTTGTTTTGCTCAAAGCTACCATGATTTTGTGGCTAGGGATGATCAAGGCGAACTGCAAGAATTTCAGAGTTCTGGTATTCAAATCAATCTGCCGGAGCGCACTAATCAATCGGGAAGCGCACTGTCTTTTGGAGTAGGTTCTATAAGCGGTGAAGTAATGGAATTGTGCAATACTGTTATGAGCGGTGCTGTTCCATGCTATTTAACATTGTTAGAGTATCTACCGTTCGATACATCAAGAGAGTATGACGGTGATACCGCAGTTTCACCTATCTATACGTTAAAGCTGTTTGTTACGAGTTGCCAAATTACAACCAAAGGTGCAACAATCACGGCGGGATGGCACGACACTTTAAATGCGAAGTTTCCATATAAAAGGTATACAGCTAAACAGTTCAAGGGGTTAAGGTATGTCTGTTAATATCGAAAAATATTTGCGTAACATTCATACCCCTAACGGAAGAATTTATCCGCATTTAGATTGCTGGGGTATGGTTTGTTATGTTTATAAAAACGAATTAAACATCGAACTAGATTTATGTACTGACTGCAAGCGTGACACCATGACGGTCGGGTACGAGAAAATAAAGGGGTTGTTTAGTGAGGTTAAAACACCGCGAGATTTCGACGTAATTTGCTATTTTAAGCACAATGTTTTAGTTCATGTAGGGTTATACATTTACGGTCATATATTGCATACTGATAGCAAAAAAGGAAGCTGTTTTGAGTCATTTAAAATGAATCCTTGCATGAGAATTTATAGACACGAAAAAATGAGGTTGTTTTATGAAAGTTAAAATCTGTAATTGCATTGATAACAATCCGATCAGAGAGTTTGATTTAGATCAGTCAAATTTAACAATTTTAGAACTGTTACAACACTCATTACAGAGATTGAATTTACAGAATCTAAAAGATAACGTCACTGTCTTTTCAGACGGGCAAGAAGTACCGTGTGATATATGGGCGGTATTCAAACTGAGCAAAACAAAGTGCCTAAAATTCGTAATCAAACCACAGGGCTTTTTCAGTATCGCAATGATTATCATAGCGTTAGCCGTTGCAGTTTACACGATGGTTATGCTGAAAAAACTGAAAACAAACGACAAAAAGCAAGAAAGCGGTTCAAGTATTTATGATCCAAACGCGCAAGGCAATAAAGCAAAATTGGAAGATCCGATACCGGAGCAGTTTGGGTTGGTTAAAGCATTTCCCGATTACATTTCAGACAAACATTATTTTTACAAGGATAATGTTCGCTATTTGTCTATGTTACTCTGTCAAGGGGTTGGATATTATGACTGGTCATTGAATACAATGTACATCGGAAGTACCCCGATTTCGTCGTATGTCGGAAGTGATATTGATGTGTTGGTAGCAGATCCGAATACTGACATTTCAAGCCATGACGCTCACAGATGTTGGTTCAACTCTACCGAGGTTACAAGTTCGGGAAAGGAAGTTCCGGCAACGGACAGCAACAGCAGAAAACGCGGTGAGTTAATATCCGAAACCTTTACATTAAACGGCTTAAATTTGAGCATGTCTAGTGGCCATGAACTGGTATCGGGCGATATTATTAGATTGTACAATTTAAGCGGTCAAGACAGAGCAATTAGCGTATCTGCTGTTGAAACAATCCAAAACTCAATCCGTTGCTATGTTTCAAACTATCCACAGAATTTAGAAAAGGCGATTGGTTGGAATTGTGAATTATTTATCAGTCAGACCGATGGAACAACCACAGTATCAAACACTTATAATGTATCATTCCAGAATTACGGAACAAACACCGATAAAGGCAAGTTCATTGACGTTTCACTGACTGCTATCACACTTATTGACGGTTATACTGTTACTGCTGTTTTGACGTTCAAGAACTTTGTGTTTAACGATGCTGATTTAAACAGCACTCACGTTTTAGATAACGGTTACTATGAGATTCTAGCCGTAAACGGTAGCACATTCACAGTTTTAGCAGTTGATAAGAACGGTATTTCATATGCAAACACCGTCGGTTGGGGTGGATTTTCTCAAAATCGTACATCAAGCGGATTGCTAGAACTCGTTGATACAAGCAGGGCTACAAGCAATGCAAAGTCGAATATTGCCGGATATTACAGAGCATGTCCTATAGGTGCAACAAGCCGTTATTACGAGATTGATTTTTCATTCCCTAGTGGTTTGTACCATATGAATGATCGAGGTAATTACGAAAGCCGGACAGCTACTATTCTGCTCGAATGGCGAATTGCCGGATCTGCCGATACCCCACAATCCATGACTAAAGTCTATACTAGGAGTTCACCGGATGCGTTCGGAGAGACTATCACAGTAGATGTAGGTAACAGCGATAATGCTTATGAGTTCCGTGTTACTAATCTGTCTGAATATACAACCGACAGTCAAGTTATGCAAACGTTCATGTGGAACGGTTTAAAATGCTTAATTTCGGAAGATGCTTTTTATCCGGACGTAACAGTTATTGCCATTACGGTTAGGGGTTCAGAGTCGTTAGCCGAACTGTCAGACAATCAGATTTCAACTTTATGGACTAGAAAATTAGGCAGTCTCAAAGACTTTAAGACAATAGTCTATGAGGAACAAGTCGTTACGGGTATAGACTCATTCACTTATGATTATAATGACCTTTATGATACGATAGTCAATAACCGTTATTATCCTAAAGACTGGGACAATGAGCCTAACGATGGATTTTTTGTTTCAGATCACATGACAAAACACGGTAACGAGGGGTATCACCGTAGGACGGTTATTTTTGAAAATTGGACTGCTAGACCTTATAACAATTCAGCTATGATCCCTTGCTCAGTATGGTTCACAAACGACAGATTCAGAGCAAGACGTGACCGCACGATTATTGAATTTTATTCATACATTCGTTGTGACAGTTCACCTCAAAGATTAGATAAAACTGGCAGTGAAATTGCGGAAAACCCGACTTATCTCACATCAATCGGAAGTATCAGCACGTTTAATTTAAGATTCTGTTTTGAGGATGATTCGTATTATGAGCGTGACACTAAAGGACGTATAAGTATGGGTATCCATTTAGGCTTTTGTGGTTTTTGGGTGCCTAGTGACTGGGATCAAAGTACTAGTATTGGCAATGGCATGTATATACTTATGGCTTTATTTGCGCCCGCAATTATCGACGGTACTAATTACGGAAAGGATAGAACTTTAGGCGATGGTGCGTTAGTTGGTACTTACCTATTCCCATTATGGCACATGAACGACGACGGAAGCTGTACAGTTAAAATCGATCATACAAGAGGTTATCTCAAAGTTTGGTTGAATGACTATCTAATCTTTAACTTTACTGCCGATTTAAACCCATGGATAGCGAATGTATGGGGTCAATATATTTCATGGCAACAATGCAGTTCTTTCGGTTCCAGTGGATGGCATTGGCAATGGTATGTTGGAGATTTAAAGATTCAGTACCCGACAGAGAAAACCGTAATGGTTCCCGTTCAGAAAGCGGCAATGGAAGAGGACAAAGAATCAAACAGATCTATTGCTTCACCTATTCGCTATATTTGCGATAGTTCAAAGTTTGGTTCAATCTATGATACTGACAACCTTACTTTGATGGATCGAATTTGGAATGATGCAGGCTTAAACTTTGATTACAGATTCGATAAATCAACTACAGTATTAGAAGCCATTAAACAGTGTATGCAGATCGGTTTTTCTGAACCCGTCATAGATGGTAATCATATCAAAGCTATTTACCGTTCCGCTGATAAATACGTTGAGCAGATGTTTACAAGTGCAAACATGATAGGTGAGCCAAAAATAACGTATAACTTTGTAACACCTACCGACAATGACGAAGCAGATATAACATACATGAATCCGCAAAACTGGAAACAGGACGAGGTTTACGTTGATATTGATAAATCGACAAATGAAACAAGTGTGTACAACTACCAAAATTCACAGAATACAGAAAAAGTCGAAGTTTTAGCGGTTGTTGATTCACAGAAAG